AAACCTTCTCCTGATGGAATTAGGAGAACAAGATGGGCAATTATAAGGAATACATATAGAGAATTATTAGATACAACAATGCAGACATTCCATGATTGGATACCAGTATCCACTGGAGTGTTTTCTGCTATGAATCTAAAATTTACTCATATACAAAAATTGCCAGATGGAACCACAGTACAAGCGGAATTTTTATTTAGAGCATTAGATAGACCAAATGATGTAAAGAAGTTACTATCACTTGAGTTAACTGGTTCTTGGGTAAATGAAGCAAGAGAAATACCAAAGCAGATTATAGATATGCTGCAAGGTCGTGTAGGTCGTTATCCTAACATGAGAGATGGTGGAGCTACTTGGTTCGGTATTATAATGGATACCAACCCTCCAGATAATGATCATTGGTGGTATAAACTTTTTGAAGAGAGTTTACCAGATAATCATTTTCTTGCAAAGCAACCAAGTGGAACAAGCAGAATAGCTGAAAATATAAGTAACCTACCACCAAATTATTATACCAATATGCAAGGTGGTAAAGATCAGGAGTGGATTAACGTGTATGTTCATGGTAATTATGGATTTATAGCTGATGGCAAACCAGTATTCCCTGAATACAAAGATGATGTTCATTCATCACAAGAACCATATTTTGCTGATCCAAAATTACCATTATATATTGGTATAGATTTTGGATTAACTCCAGCTGCTGTATTTGGCCAACTTACAACAAGCGGTAGGATGATTATATTTGATGAGTTGTGTACATTTGATATGGGTGCTATGTCATTTGGTAAGTTGTTAAGAGAAAAGCTTAATACAACATATTCTAAATTTTTAAATGTTGAGATATATGCTGATCCTGCTGGTGAACAAAGAGCTCAAACTGATGAGTCTACACCATTTATGATCTTACATAACCAAGGTATTGAAGCATATCCAACATACACAAATGATTTTACAATAAGACGTGAAGCAGTAGCTGATTATATGCAAAGATTGGATTTTGCGGGCAATACAGCTTTTTTAATAACTGGTAAAGCAACTACTTTAAGAAAAGCATTATCAGGCGGTTATAAATATAAACGTATGCAAGTATCTGGTGAAGCACGTTTTATGGATAAACCAGATAAAGGTAGATATTCTCATGTTGCTGATGCTTGTCAGTATTTATTCTTGGGAGCAGTAGGTGGAAGTAGAGTTATTGGTGGGTTTGATTCCAAACCTATTGATTATACACTTTCTAATTTAGGTGTAGTGTAATACCAACAATTATAGGAATTAAAATGGCAAAATCAAAAACACAACCAAAGAAACCACCTATGCCAATGCCTGGCAAGAAAAAAGGAGCATGCTAATGGCTGGTAAAATTTACAAAAACTCTTTTAAATTAAATGAAGCATGGGGTGATGGTCGTAGAGCTGCTCAAACAGGTTTGCTTATTGGTACTAACCCATTTTCTGTCGGAGTGCCTTCCTATCAGGCGTGGATAGACGGCTTCAATAACACTTTCGAATAATTATGGCAAAACTATCTGAGAGCGACATTCTTGCTATTATAGCAAATGAACTTAGTAATGCTAATATTACTACTTCAAGTCCAGCAATGCTGCAAGACCCACTTATGTACTATCTTGGCCTGCCAAATGGTACAGAGCAAGAAGGTCGTTCATCAATAGTATCTACAGATATAGCAGATGCTATTGAGTGGATAATGCCTCAAATAATGAAGTCATTTACTCAGAACAATGAAGTGGTAGTATTTGACCCAATTAGTGAAGCAGATGAATTACAGGCTAGTATAGAATCTGAGTATGTATATGATGTTCTAATGAAACAAAATGATGGGTTTGTATTAATTCATCAATTTGTAAAAGATGCACTTATGCAACGTAATGGTATGCTTAAAGTGTACTATGAAGAATCAGTAGAAACAAAAGTATATAACTATACTGGATTGACAGAAGATCAGTTGCATATAATTGTAGCAGATAAAAATACAGAGATAAAGCAGTTAACACCTAACCAATATATTGATGAGCAAGGGCAACCACAAGTAATATATGATGCCAAACTATCTGTTACTAACAGAGACGGCAAAGTAAAAATTGATGGTGTAGCACCTGAAGAATTTAGAGTTAATTCACAACATAATTCTATTGACTTATCAAATGCTAGATTTACGGCTCAGATAGTTAACAAATCATTATCAGATTTACGTGAAGAAGGATTTAAACAATCTGAAATTGAAGATATTGCATCATCTGACTTAATACGTTCATCATACCGTTTTAACTATCAAAATGAACCAACACTGATACCTTCTACACTTTCACAAGATGACGCTAATAAGTTAGTTGAGATTGGTGAGTGCTATATGAAACTTGACATGGATGGTTCAGGTATAGCAGAACTTATGAAAATAACTGTAGCAGGTGTAGAGCCTCCTACAAAAATACTTAGTATTGAATCTATTGATAGCAGTCCTTGGATTGCCACAACTGCCATTTTAATGTCACACAAGTTTCAAGGGTTGTCAGTATATGATAGACTTAAACAGATTCAAGACAATAAAACAGCAATTATCCGAAACATTATGGATAATATGTACCTACAAAATAATCAACGAAATGTTATTCTTGAAGGTCAAGTTAATCTTGATGACCTTCTTGTCTCTCGTCCTGGTGGCCTCATTAGAGCTAAACGACTAGATGCAATACAACCACTAGCTACGCCACAAATTGGTGATGCAGCTTTTAGTATGATGCAGTATCTTGATGAGGTTAAGGCAGGTCGTATAGGTGTATCTGCTGATGGCACTGCTTCACCAGAGAATATAGGTGATAGAGTAGGCTCTCAAGGTGTTGAGAGAATGATGACTGCTAAAGAAGAATTAATTGGATTAATTATTCGTGTTATATGTGAAACTGGTATTAAACCACTATGCAATAAGATTCGTGACATAGTAACACAACATGTTGATACAATACAAGACTTTCAATATCGTGGCCAATGGGTTAAAGTTAATCCATCAGAATGGCCAAAACGTACAAAGAGTTCAGTACGTGTAGGAACAGGTACTGGCGATGTTAGAGCTAAATTAGCTGCTATTCAGCAGATACAGCAAATACAAGCTCAAATAATTGCAACACCTGGCCAAGCATTAACAAATCCAGTTAAAATATATGCAACACTTGATGACTTCTGTAAGTTTTCAGGACTTAATGGTGCCAACAAATATTTTATTGATCCTTCTTCACAGGAAGGTCAGCAAGCCCAACAACAAGCATCACAAGGTTCTCAGCAACAACAGCAACAGCAACAACAGTTAGAGATGGAGCAAATAAGGCAACAAGCTGAGATTGCAAAGTCTGCCACTACTACTGCAGAAGCTCAAATGGCTAATGTGCAATTAAAAGGACAAGTTGAACTGGGTAAACACCAACGTGAAATGGAAAAACAAACTTTTGTAAATGAAATTGAAAGATTGAAATCAGAACTTGCACAAGCTAAAATTATTGAAAGTGCTCAAAATTCATTAGCTGAAATGAAATTTAAATATGATGAATTATCTATGAAAACTGCATTGGAATTGACTAAATTAGAAGCAACTTCTAAAACAGATCAAGACCAAAATTTTATGTCTAATGAAGATATAACAGATGAGGATCAAAAAGAAAATCATGAATAAAGATATAGACCATATATTGCACGAAGAAGTGAATATAGGCAATAGAGCACAGCAAGCTTATGACATATATCTAAAAGACTACTTTGATAAATTTCAAAGTAGTGTTGCTAAACAGTTATATATAAATGATCTTACTACTGATAATATTTTAATTATAAAATATCAAATAACTGCAATAAAAGCTTTGGAAGAAATTATACTTAGAGATATAGAAACAGGACAACTTGCATTTAAACAACTTAGTGAAGAGTGAGATAAAATATGAATGATGACCAAAATACTACTTCAACGGCAGAGTTATTAAGCGAAGCTGGAAGCGTAAACATGGTGGATCAAATTGCTAACCTGCTATCAGGTGAGCCAGAAAAGCCATCTGTAACAAAAAAGAAACATATTGAAGAATCTGAGGAGGCTGATACCCAACCAGACGATTCTACTCAAGACGAGGATGAAGTTACAGAGGAAGAAGAGGACACAGATGAAACTGAAGATGATGACTCAGATGAATCTGATGAAGATGTTACCTGGGCTAAAACACTAGGTATAGATGAAAAAAATGTAGTACTGGATGAAGATGGTAATCTATCAGGCATTAATGTAAAAGTTGATGGCAAAACAACTACCGTTGGAGTCAAAGACTTAATAGCAGGATATCAAAGCAATAAAAGCAACACTAATAAATCTAAACTTTTAGCAGATCAGCGAAAAGAATTTGATGAAATTAAAACTGCTGTTGCTAATGAATATTCTAAAAAAATTGAAACTGCAAATGCTTTAGTAGGACACCTTAAAACTAATTTATTATCTGAATATACAAAACTTGATTGGAATAGATTAAGAGTTGAAAATCCAGGTGAATATGCAGCTGCTGTTCAAGATTTTAATTTTAGGCAATCTGAAATTGATCAGATAACTAATGCTATAAGTCAAGAACAGAATGGTGTAACTCAACAGATGACTGCAGAGCAACAAGCAATGCAGCAAGAGTATGTCAAAAGTCAGGCTGATAAGGTCTTAGAGAAAAATCCTTCATGGGCAAAACCTGAAGTATTTAGAAAGGCTCTATCAGAAATGACTGATTTTGCAGCTGATGCTTATGGATTTACACAAGAAGAGTTTTCAAACATACAAGATGCTAGAGTACTTGAAGTAATTAAAGATGCTATGAAGTACAGGTCTAGTGTTAAGACTGCGAAAACAAAACTTGATGTGCAAGTTCCTAAGTATCAAAAAAGTACAGGCAAAACAACAAAAGCACTTACTAAACTTGACAGACTCACAAAGACTGCAAAGTCTTCACAAGGGTATCAAAAACGTAATGCTGAAACAGACGCTGTTGCAGAAT